TCTTGCCGAATTTGAAGAAACTCAAAGAAAAAAGAAAGAGAAGGCAAAAGAGAAAAGAATGCAGAATAAGGAAGTATAATTTATAATGAAAATTGCATTGATTACGGACACCCATTTTGGTGCCCGAGGCGACTCTATTCTATTTCATAATTATTTTTTGGAATTCTATGATAATGTCTTTTTCCCTTATCTTGATGAAAATGAAATTGACACGGTTATTCATTTGGGTGATGTAACCGATAGACGAAAGTTTATTAACTATAATATCTTAGATGGGTTTAAAAGTAGATTTATTGAGCGTCTTAAGAAGTACGACACATATTTCATCATTGGTAATCATGATGTGTATTATAAGAATACAAATCGCATTAACTCAATGGAACAGTTATTTGGTGATGAATTAAAAATTTATACTGAAACTACAACTCTAAATTTTGACGGAACCGATGTATGTTTTATTCCTTGGATTAATTCAGAAAATTATGATAACACAATATCTCATTTAAAGAAAACCAAAGCAAAAATTGCGATGGGACATCTTGAAATCGCAGGATTTGAAATGGGCGCAGGATTGATGTGTCATGATGGCATGGATAAAAAATTATTCAAGAATTTCGATATTGTGATGTCTGGCCACTTCCATCACAAATCTCACAACGGAAACATTCATTACTTAGGGAATCCATATGAAATTACATGGGTTGATTGTAATGATAAAAGAGGTTTTCATATTTTTGACACTGAAACATTAGAACTAGAACACATTATAAACCCATATAAAATGTTTCATAAAGTTTATTATGATGAAGATAAGAAACTTTCTGCAAGTAAATACAAAGACAAATATGTTAAGTTAATTGTAAAAAATAGAACAGACTCCTATAAGTTTGATGTTTTTGTGGACGAACTTTACAGGAATGAAGTTGCTGATTTGTCGATTGTTGATGATTCGACTGAATGGGATTTTGAAGAGGCATCTGATATTGATGCAACCGAAGATACAATGTCACTATTGACAAATTATATTGATAATTACGAAATCGATGTAGATAAAAACAAGTTAAAGGGTATCATGCAAGACTTGTATGTTTCTGCATTGAGAGGTGTGTAGATGATTGAATTTAAAAAGATTAGATGGAAAAACTTTTTATCGACAGGCGACAATTTTACAGAGATACAACTAAACAGGACTTCATCAACTTTAATTGTTGGAGAGAACGGCGCCGGCAAATCTACTATACTGGATGCTCTTACATTTGGACTCTTTGGCAAACCTTTCCGTAAAATTAACAAACCACAACTTGTCAATACTGTAAATGAAAAAGATTGTGTGATCGAAATTGAGTTTTCGATAGGTAAACGAGAGTATTTGGTAAGACGAGCGATCAAACCAAACAAGTTCGAAGTTTATATCGATGGTAAGATGTTAGACCAAGACTCTAAAATTAGAGATAGTCAAATTTATCTAGAAGAAAATATTCTTAAACTAAATTTTAAATCTTTTACCCAAACAGTTATTTTGGGCAGTGCAACCTTTGTTCCTTTCATGCAATTGAATTCAAATGATCGAAGAGATATTATCGAAGATATTCTCGACATCAAAATATTTTCTGCCATGAATGAAATTCTTAAAACAAAATCTACATCACTGAAAGATGAATTGTTTGAGAATGAAAAGGAGAGAGAATTACAAGATTATAAAATTGATTTGCAAGAAAGAAACATTCAACAGTTGAATGAAGATAAGTCTGCATCTATCAAACAGAACAAAACGAAAATTAAAGACAAGAGACTTCAACAGAAAAAAATACTATCTGAAAACGAAGAGTATGATAGTCAATTAAACACACTTGCACTTTCGATTGGTGATGAAGTAAAGGCATTAACAAAGAATAAAAAATTAGAAAAGTTAGACACTCAACTGCACAATAATATTTCTAAAATAGAAGGTGATATTAATTGGTTTGAGAGTAAAGATGTTTGTCCTTCATGTCAACAAGATATTGAAGATGAACATAAACACGAAATAATCTCTTCTAAAAATACTAAGAAAGAAGAAATAGAGAGTGCCTTATTGGATCTTCAAAAAGAGTTAGATACGACACAAGAAAGAATACAAGAAATCGAGACTATTAAAAAGGAAATACTAGAGTTAAACAATAAGAAGAGCTCTAACATGAACACCTTTTCGTTTATCCAAGATAGTATCGATGAAATTGAAAAAGAAATCGAAGATGCAGAAAACAATAATGACAATATGATTTCTTTAGAGGATGAGTTGAAAGAACTTAGAAAACTAGCAAAGGATTTAGACTCCAAGAGAAGAGAATTAGTAGATACTAGAAATTATTATAATGTTGCCTCTCAGTTTCTAAAGGATACTGGAGTAAAGACTTCTATTGTAAAATACTATTTACCAATTATGAATAAGTTGATAAACAAGTATTTACAAGAAATGGATTTTTATATTAATTTTACCTTAGATGAAAAATTCTCTGAAAATATTAAGTCTAGAGCAAGGGAAAACTTTACATATCCTTCTTTCTCTGAAGGTGAAAAAATGCGTATTGACCTTGCACTTCTGTTTACTTGGAGAGAAATCGCTCGTATGAAGAATAGTGTCAACACCAATCTTCTTATTCTTGATGAAGTATTTGATAGTTCTTTGGATGCAACTGGTACAGATGAATTTTTAAAACTGCTAAATACTTTAGGTGGTAACAATGTTTTTGTTATCAGTCATAAGGGTGATATATTATATGACAAGTTCCACAGTGTTGTTAGATTTGAAAAGGTAAAAGGATTTAGTAGGATTGGACAAAATACATAATGACAAGTAAATTATTATTAGGTGATTACAAAGAATGGATTGGTGAGTTGGAATATGATTATCTTTTTACAAGTCCACCAGATTTTGAAGAAATAGGTATAGATCCATCTAAACCAGACCTTTATCAAGATTTTTTAATTGAAGTTTTTAGTGCTGCAAAACCAAAAAGTAATGCATTTACTGTTGCCTTTACCGACAGAAAATACAATGGAACTATTGTACCCAAATCTAGTATTCTGAAACACTCAATGAGTTGTTTGGGTTATAAATTACTGACCCATAAGATATGGGTTAAGAGTGATAAAGTTGATTTATATAGATTGACATACGGTAATGTAATGACTTTTGGTAAAGGTAAAGTGAAACAATACATGTCAAAAGAATTTAAACCAGATGTATGGTTCGATGGATATGGTGAAAAATATAAAAAATATTCATATGGAATGCCAATATCTATTGCAAAAAGATGCATTTTGAATTATACTAAAGAGAATGATATAGTTTATGATCCTTTTATGGGTAGTGGCACAACTGCAGTTGCATGTATTAGAAGTGATAGACAATATTATGGTTCGGAACTTTTACGAAAGACATATCTTTTATCTCTTGAGAGAATTGCAGACGAACGCAACACAGTGATTGGACATTTTTGATGAAGACAGATAGTAACAAAGAACTTTATAATTTTTTAAAAACCATTACGAATGAAAATAGATTGCCTGTTATGGATAGTACACTGTTTACTATTGCGACAGAAAAATATGGTCGTGATGTTTTTAGATCAACGGTTGCAGAGTACATAACAACCGAAAAACCTCTATTTCCATATAAAGAGTTTTCATATGATGAACTTGTTTCTAAATTTAGAAAATTAAAGTCTGCAGATTATTCGGACTATATTTCTCCAGTAGAAAACTTACAAAAAGAGGTTATTGAAAAATACGATGATTACAAATATTCTTTTAAAGAATATGGTATTGGATTGATTGATGCCCCATCCGTTTTCAATGAAGTGAGTGATTATTTCCAAAACAAAGAAAGAATGTCCTGTGGTTCCTATGGGTATAAATCACCAGTAGATAGGTGGAACGAGGGTGATAACATTTGGGGTGTGCTAGGCCCCATCTGGCGAGGTGTGAACGATAGTTGGGAATTAACTAACAAACAGTACATGATGGCGTTTAGACTCGGTACATACATTGCTACGCAGTTTAAACCGTTAGTTGCAAAGTGCATATATGAAATGACTTCCGCAAAGAGAGTTTTGGATACTTCGATGGGTTGGGGAGATAGACTTGCAGGATTCTTTTGTTCTAATGCAACACTTTATATTGGTTGTGATCCAAATCCAAACACATTCAAGAATTATAAAATTCAGGCACAAGAATACTCTAAGTTAATAGGTAACGCTTATAAAATCGTAGATAAAGAAGATTATTTCGCACTTTATGGTGATAAGAAAACTTGTGTATTTTATCGTTGTGGTGCAGAGAATCTGCCTTGGCATGATATTGGTGACATTGATTGTGCATTTACTTCGCCTCCATATTTTTCAACAGAAAGATATAATGAAGGTGGAGAACATTCCGAAGATCAATCTTGGGCAAAATTTAATGAATATGAAGCATGGAGAGATGATTTTTATTTACCAGTATCTCAAAACACCTTCGATTCTCTTAGAAGTGGTGGACATATGTTGATAAACATCATGGATCCCAAGATTAAGGGTAAAAGGTATCGTTCTGGTGATGAACTTGTGGATATGTTGAGTGATTCGTTTACTGGACAGGTTGGTATGCGAATTATGCAAAGGCCACAAGGAAAGGCGGTGTTTTCTGATGAAGATGGCAACTTCGATAAAGAAAAAATGAATACCTTTATGAATAAAATTTATATGGAAAATGTCTGGTGTTTTCAAAAGGATAAGGACGATTTCGACATGTTTAGACATAAAAGAGTGATAAGTTTAGATAGTTTTTTTTAAAAAGTGCTTGACAAACCCCCTATAATATGAGATCATCATATAGTGATTTGGTTCTTTATATGGGATTTTTGATATGAATGATGTTGTGATGTTCACAAAGAATTCGAAAAGTCTTCTTGCTAAACTAATGGCAGAAGAAGACATTTCGGTTCAACACAAGAATATTGAGACTGCTTACTTTGATGTAAAAAATCGTGTTCTTGCCCTCCCTCTTTGGAAAGATATGTCTGGTACACTTTATGACCTGTTGGTAGGACATGAGGTGGGACATGCTTTATATACTCCTTCAGAAGACGGTGTTTTAGAAAATGCAATCAAACGTTCTAACAAAGCGTTTGTTAATGTTGTAGAAGATGCTCGAATTGAAAAATTGATGAAACGAAAGTTTCCTGGCTTGCGTTCATCTTTCTTCAAAGGTTATGATGAACTTCATGACAAAGACTTTTTCGGAATTCAACAATCCGATTTCGGTAATATGTCATTTATCGATAAAATCAATGTGTTCTTTAAGTACCCTTCGAACCAGTATGATCTAAAGGGTTACTTTACTACAGAAGAACTTCCATATGTAAAAATGGTTGCAGAAACTGAAACATTTGCAGAAGTTGCGGATGTTGCAGAAAAAATCTTTAACTTCATTTCTGAGAAAGTAAAAGAAGAAAAAGAAAATCAAATGCAAAATTCTGTTTCACCATCCGATGAAGAAGAAAATCCAGATGCACAAAGTATTGATATTTCTTCTGACAGTTCTGAAGAGACTGATGGTGATGGTGATGCTGATCAGGAAAAAAATTCAGAAAACGAAAATGATAACGAAGGTTCTGAATCTTCTTCAGAAGAAAAAGTTTCTGCAAATGGTGATAATATAGAACCATCAGATAGTGAAGAAAAATCTACATCATCTACCAGTGAGAAAGAAGGTGGCTCTGGAATTAATGACAAAGAGTTTGTTTCTCAGACAGCAACCGACCTTGCAGATGCACTTAAAGAATTGATAGATCATGAAGCATCTATCACATATATTGATATTCCAAAATTCAATGCAAATGATTATATTACTCAATGGACAGAAGTGCGTGATGATCTTGCAAAGAAGTTGAATATGAGTTTGATTACAACTGAAAAAATGAAGAACTACTGGACAAACTCATATACTAATCTTCTTGCAAAACATAACAAAACAATTTCTTATCTTGTAAAAGAATTTGAAATGAAGAAGTCTGCAGATGAGTATGCGAAAAGTTATATTGCGAAGTCTGGTAATATCAACTCCAACAAACTTTGGAGTTTCCAGTTGAATGACGATATCTTTAAAAAGAAAAATGTCATTCCAGAAGGCAAAAACCATGGTATGGTTATGCTTGTTGACTGGTCAGGTTCTATGCATCGTCAGTTGGTTAAGACGGTAGAACAAACAATTATTCTTGCAACCTTTTGCCGCCGTGTTGGAATTCCTTTTGAGGTTTACAACTTCAGTGATCAAAATCGTTCTAAAGTTGACAAATATGAAATTTTGGAATCGCTAGAAGTAGGTGAACATGTTTTGAGTCCAAATGTAAAACTTCATTGCATGTTGTCTCATAAAATGAAAAAGTCTGAATTCTATGAAGCATGTCGGCAATATATCAATCTTGCATATGCAAATGTATATCATATTTATGGTATAACTTATGAACTGGATCAATACCGTATGGGTGGAACTCCTCTTAACGATTCTTTGATTATTCTTGATAAAGTAGTAGGTAAGTTTCGCAAAGAAAACTCAGTGCAGAAAATGAGTTTTGTAGTTCTGACAGATGGTGAGGCAGGAGATCATTTCCAATATATTGATGAAACTCCTGATGGACAAAAGTGGATTTCTCATAAAGGATTTTCTTGGCGCCGGACTCACAATTCTAGTACAGTTTTTGTAAAGGACAAGAATACAGGAACATTCTTTTCATATGATACAAAAAAACATACTCAAACTGATGCATATTTGAATTATATGAAAAATAAACATAATGCCTCTTCTATTGGGTTTTATGTTGTGAATAATCTTCGGGACTTAAAATCTGCTATCTACAATTACATGGGTAGAAATACAGTCTGGAATGATTATTCAAAATACCTAAAAGAGTCTCGTACAAATGGTTTTTTGACAGCTACTAAGTGTGGATATGATGAATACTACATTCTTGATATGCGTAACCAAGGTAGTGAAGATGAATTGGAAGTTAGTGATGATATGACTAATGCAAAAATTGCAAAACAGTTTGCAAAATTCCAATCTAAGAAAAAAACCAGTCGCCAACTTCTAAATAAATTTGTTGATTTGGTGAAATAATTTCCAAAAACTATTGACAACCCTAGTAGTTTTTGGTATTATGTACTTGTAATGATGATTTGTGAAACCTTCCCTGTGGAGAATATATAATGTGGAATAAAGACAAAAAGGTAGAGTTCCTTTCAAAACTCCAAACCAAGTATGGCAATGTTGTTCGTAAAAAAGACATCCTTGCAGAGGCAGAACAGTTTGGTGAGGCAATCCCTCAATGGTTGTGTAAAACACAAAACCGCCAAGGACATGGTTCCTATAATGTAAGTAATGTGTTCAACATGCTTACAGGAAATGTTGTTCCTATTACAAAAACAAAAAAATCGGCGATGTCCATGCCAGAACGTCATACAGAATCATTGGTTCCAGAAAAAGATCCAAACTTCGTTAAGTTTGGATTCTACAATGATATGAAAAAGATTCTTTCATCAAAAATCTTTTATCCTGTTTTCATTACTGGACTTTCTGGAAACGGTAAAACCTACGGTTCACAACAACTTTGCGCTCAACTAAAACGTGAGTGTATTACAGTTCCAATTACTATCGAAACTGATGAGTCAGATTTGTTGGGGGATAAAACCCTTGTTGACGGTAATGTAGTCTTCTCGCAAGGCCCTGTTGTTGATGCAATGGAACGTGGCGCTGTTCTTATTCTTGATGAAATTGACCTTGCATCAAATAAGATTATGTGTCTCCAGTCTATTATTGATGGTAAAGGTGTTTACCTAAAGAAAGATAACCGCATGGTTCGCCCTGCGCCTGGATTTACAGTGATTGCAACTGCAAACACAAAAGGTAAAGGTTCTGATGATGGACGGTTTATCGGTACTAACGTTCTGAATGAGGCGTTCTTGGAACGATTCAAAGTTACCTTTGAACAGGAATATCCTACTCAATCGGTAGAGAAGAAAATTCTTACAAACCATCTTACTTCCTTTGGTAAGGTAGGTTCTGAAGAAACAAAAATCATAGAAGACCTAACTACTTGGGCCTCTGCGATTCGCCGAACCTTTGAAGAAGGTGGTATCGATGAAATCATTTCTACTCGCCGTCTAGTTCATATTGTTGAAACATATTCAATCTTTGGTGATGTGTTCAAGGCAGTAGAACTTTGTACAAATCGATTTGATGAAGATACAAAATCATCGTTTGTTGACCTGTTCACCAAGATTAACGGTGGTGAAGATGTCACAAACATGGGAACGAATGATGAAGAACTATTCAATGAGGAACCATTTTGATAGATTATAAGTTCAACGAAGATGTATTGCTCGAAGAGATTCGGGCATACATCGATAATACATACAACCAACACTATTCGCAAGGCAAATTCCAATCGACCGAATTCATTATGGATAATGGTTTAGGCGAAGGATTTTGTTTAGGAAATGTATTGAAATATACACAAAGATATGGTAAAAAGGGATCACCAGAAGATTATAGAAAAGATATATTGAAGGTGATCCACTATGGTTTACTGGCATTACATAATCATGATTTAACTTATGGAGAAAATATAAATGAGATTGAGTGAAACAACCCAGAATATTCTAAAAAATTATTCTACTATTAATCAGTCGATTTATCTTAAAAAAGGTAATCGACTTTCGACTATTTCCGTGATGCGAAATATTCTTGCAGCCGCAGATGTAACAGAAGACTTTCCAGTAGATTTTTGTATCTATGATTTGACAAAGTTTTTAAACCTATTGTCAGTATACCCAGAACTTGAATTTCACGAAAAGTATGTGATGATGACCAATGGGGAAAAGAGTTATAAGTTCTATGCTGCAGAACCATCTATTGTTGTATATACAGAAAATACATTTGAACTAGATGGTTCGGAAAACAATCCATCAGGTTCTAAACCATCTCCAACTTGGGATATTGATGTTAATATTCCTAATACAACACTTTCGACAATCAATAAAGTGGCATCGATAAGTGGACTTCCAGATTTTTCTTTGGAAACTGGTGATGATGAAAAAGTATTCTTGTGTGCATTGGATAAGAAAGATGATACCTCTAATGTTGCAAAAGAACCAGTTGGTGAGAGTGATAAAAACTTTAGAATGTTCTTCAAGTCTGAGAACTTGAAACTTATCGAAGGTGATTATTCTGTAAGTATTTCGAAGAACAAAATCTCAACTTTCCGCCATCAGAAACTTCCTATTCAGTATTGGATTACACTTGAACAAGATTCTGTTTATGGAGAGTGAGAATGGGTTCAGAAAATTATCTATGGGTAGAGTCATATCGTCCTAAAACCATTGACGAATGCATATTGCCGGACGACCTAAAGGCGACCTTCAAAGAGTTCGTAGAAAACGGTAGTCTTCCTAACCTACTCCTTGCAGGAGGGCCTGGTATTGGTAAAACAACTGTCGCTAGAGCATTATGCGAAGAACTGAATGTTGACTATATATTAGTGAACGGTTCAGAAGATGGAAACATCGACACTCTTAGAACCAAGATTAGAAACTATGCATCAACTGTAAGTTTTAGTGCGAGTGATGATGCAGAATTTGGAAAGGTTATTATTTTAGATGAGGCAGACTATCTCAATCCGCAATCGACTCAGCCTGCTTTGCGTGGGTTTATCGAAGAATTCTCAGGCAATTGCAGATTTATTCTCACTTGTAATTTTAAAAATCGTATCATCGAACCACTTCATAGTCGGTGCTCTCTAGTAGAATTTAAGATTGCAAAAAAAGACAAACCAAAACTTGCATCTGGTTTTTACACTAGGGTTCTTAAGATTCTTGATAGTGAGAATATCAAGTATAAAGAAAAAGTCATTCAACAACTTGTAATGAAACACTTTCCAGATTGGAGAAGAGTTTTAAATGAGTTGCAAAGATATTCTATAGGTGGTGAGATTGACGAAGGCCTTCTCACTGATGTTGGAGAAGTAAACCTTGGTAAGTTAGTATCTGCCTTAAAAGATAAAAAGTTTACCGAAATGCGTGGATGGGTAAATCAAAATTTAGACAATGACCCTAATACTTTGTTTAGAAGTATCTATGATGGACTGTATGACCATATGGAACCATCTTCCATACCTCAGGCAGTCGTAACAATTGCAGAGTATTCGTATAAGTCTGCCTTTGTAGCCGATCAGGAAATCAATCTAGTTGCATGTCTTACTGAACTAATGGTAGAGTGTGACTGGAAATGAGTTACGATTTATTTAAAGATTACATTCCATCAATCTCTCATACAAAAAAGAGGTTGATGGATAGTGATGATGAACAATGGGAGAAAAACTATCAACCTTACCTTGTAAACAAGAACTACTCTAATTTCCAAGATACTATATTATACGCCAACGAAATGAACAAATATCATAATCTTGATAATAAGTTACAATTCGATTATTTACTAAATAGTATACGTCCAAGGAAAAGGTTTTCACCTTGGCATAAAAAAACTATTCATAATGACTTTGATTATGTAAAAGAATATTATGGATATAATAATAAAAAAACAGAACAGGCTTTTAATATCCTAACAAAAAAACAAATAGAGGAAATAAAGAGTCAAATGAATAAAGGCGGATAATTATGTCAGTACTAGAAACTTTAGTGGAAGTTGCACTTGGTGATCAAGAAGACTTCTTGAAAATTAGAGAGACATTAACTAGAATTGGTGTCGCATCAAAAAAAGATAGAAAACTTTATCAATCTTGCCATATTCTTCATAAACAAGGAAAATATTACATCGTTCATTTCAAAGAGTTATTTAAACTTGATGGAAAATCATCAGACTTTTCTGACAATGACAGGGCAAGAAGGAATACAGTTGTAAATCTATTGAAAGAGTGGGGATTAATCAATGTTGTTAAGACAGACGAATTTGAAAGTGCCCCTATTTCTCAAATTAAAATAATTTCTCATAAAGAGAAAGATAATTGGGAGTTAGTACCAAAGTATAATATTGGTAGAAAAAAATAATTTGAAAGGTGAACTACTTAATGACTAATTTTGAAAAAGTAAAACAGTTTATGGAAACCTTTGGACAAGAAGTTGTACAAAAGGCAAAATTTCCAAGTAAAGAAATTGTTAATTTAAGAAATGAGTTGATTGAAGAAGAGTTACAAGAACTTAGAGTGGCGTCAATCCTAGACAACGATTTAGTAGAAGTAGCAGATGCATTAACTGATCTGTTGTATGTTGTTTATGGCGCTGGACATGCCTATGGTATAGACTTAGATAAATGTTTCGATGAAGTTCATCGTTCCAATATGTCTAAACTAGGACTTGATGGTAAACCCATCTATAGAGATGATGGAAAAGTTCTAAAAGGCCCAAATTTTTTTCAACCAGACTTGAATAATATTATATATTGATTATATATAGTATATGGATCGTGGATTCCATCGTGCAATCGCAGTAAAATCCACATGTTACCGAAAGGGACAGTACATAAACCTTGCTAAATATAGGAGGAAAACATGGTTAGTACAAGATTAAGAAGTTTAGACCCATTTATGCGTTACAGTGTCGGGTTTGATAGATTGTTTAATGAACTTGAGGCAATGACTCAAGCAACAACGCAAAACTATCCCCCCTACAATGTAATCAAAGAAACAGATTCGAACTATCGTATCGAAATCGCAGTTTCTGGATTTTCGGAAGACGAACTTGAAGTAGAAATAAAAGAAAGTATTCTACGAGTAAAAGGTTCTGTCCAAGAAAAACAAAATGATTCTGCATTCCTACATAGAGGTATTTCTGGAAAGGACTTTGAAAGAACCTTTACATTAAATGCCGATATTGTTGTAGCGGGTGCTGAATTAGTGAATGGATTGCTTGTTATTGAATTAGAACATGTAATCCCAGAAGAAAAGAAACCTCGCCGAATTGATATCGGTGGTTCTAAAACACTGCCGAATAAAAAGAAAAAATTCTTGGCAGAGTAAAAAATTGGGGGGAACCATTCCCCCCATCATTTGATGAGGATTAAAAAATGGAAACACATGACCAACTAACAATTGAGTTAGAACAGTATAAATTAGAAAATGAAAAATTTCAAAAAGGTAATAAGTCTGCAGGAATTCGTGCAAGAAAACACCTTAATGAATTGATGAAGTTGTGTAAAACACGCCGTGCAGAAATTCAAGACGAAAAAGAATGGATTGTTAAAGGCGATAGTTAATGAAAGTATCAGAACAAGAAACCGAAATTGAAATGAGTGAAGATAAGGTTTATAAGGTTTCTAAAAATTCTGGAGAATTGGGAGATATTGAATTCTCGCCAGGATTACCAAATGACCTTTTAATTCAAGACTTGTTGAATAACAAAAAAATCGTACTTGCCCATCCAAATGTTGTACAGAAAGTATTAAACATGGAGTGGGCATGGTTCGAAAGAAGAGTTATTAAATGGTTGGGTGACTCGCCTGAAAGTAGAGAGTTACAAAAACGTTTAAGAACGCACATTAAAAATGAAAAGAAATGGATCAAAAAAGGAGCGAAAGCAGATGAAGTTCGATTATTCCAATAGTATGAAATTGAGAGCACTTATTAGAAAGTATGAATATGAAAGAGATATGGCAATTGCAAATCTTCAAACATATTTTGAAAATTCTGTAGGTGTTGGTGAACATAGTGATATTGTGGCAGAAATGGATGAACAGGTTTGTCGCCTTGCAATGGCAGAAGACAAACTAAAAACTGTAATTCAGTATTTTGCAAATATTCAACAGCAACCAGTCCCACAGACAGCGGAAACCCCAGAGCCTGCAGAAACAACAGATGGCAGTTAAAGTTCTGCGACTAATTTCTGGTGAAGAGATTATGGGCGATGTATCGGAAAAAGAAGATGGTACTATCTACATAAAAGATGTATGTCAGATCGCCACTTCTTACGCCGATACAACAACCGCTACTGCAAGAGTAGGCCTGGCGCCCTTTATGCCATATACAAAATCTTCAGACGGAATTACGGTTGCCAAATCATATGTTGGATTTATTGTTGACCCTGTAAATGAGTTGACTAATGAATACAATAAAATATTTGGTAGTGGGCTAGTTCTCCCACCAAGCACACCAACACTCAAAACACCAAAGGGTGGAAATCACGGATTTGTTAAAGTTTAGTGATTGACTTATTGTGCGTTGTGTGATATAATGCACCTAGTAATTTACATAATGAGGAATCATGCGATTTTATACTAATATCCAGAATCTTGGAAATAAAATTCTTGTCAAAGAAACTGTTGATGGTGAGCGTAAGAGGTATCGAACTTCTTACTCACCATCTCTTTTTTATGAAGTAAAAGAAAAAACATCACATCGTTCTCTTGATGGTAAATATTTGAGAAAAGTTAAATTTCCAGATATCCGTACGGCAAGAGCAAAGATAAAAGAAAATGATGGTATTCTGTCATTCTACGGAATGACGCAGTTTATTTATCCGTACATTGCAGACAACTATTCAGATTTAGAATTTGATCTGGACAAGATTAGAATTGCAACACTTGACATTGAGGTCGAGTGTGAAAACGGTTTCCCCAATCCTCTAGAAGCAATAGAACGAGTAAACGCCATTACTCTTAAGTATGATGATATGTATACTGTTCTTGGTTTGGGAGACTGGGAGAATACTAATGAGTCTTTGTCTCACCTCAATATTAAGTATTACAAATGTACTAGTGAGATTGAACTTCTCAAGTCTTTCTTAAATTTGTGGGAGGCTGCAGATATTGATATTGTGACTGGTTGGAATGTTAATCAGTTTGATATGAGTTATCTCGTAAACCGTATCACAAAAATCCTTGGAGAAGATAACACCAAAAGACTTTCTCCTTGGGGTATTGTAGATAGAATGCAAAAAAACATTCGTGGCCAACTACAAGAACAAGTCAATGTACTTGGTATTAACATTGTTGATTATCTTGACTTGTATCGAAAGTTTACCTATGTTACGAGAGAAAGTTATCGTCTTGACCATATTGCCTTTGTCGAGTTGGGTGAAAGAAAGTTAGACCACTCAGAGTTCTCGCACATGCATCTGTTCTACAAAGAAGACTATCAAAAGTATATTGACTATAATATCAAAGATGTTGAACTTGTTGATAGACTTGACGATAAACTTAAACTCTTAGAACTGTTGATTACAATTGCATATGAGGCGAGAGTGAACTATGATGAGGTTTTTTCTCCTATCAAAACTTGGGACTCGATTTCATTCAATCATCTTAAAAAAGATAATATTGTCATTCCACCAAAAAGAAATAACAGTAAAACTGCTGCATACGCCGGTGCGTATGTAAAGGAACCGACTGTCGGAATGCATGACTGGATTCTTTCGTTTGACTTGAACAGTCTATACCCACACCTTATCATGCAATACAACATTTCACCCGAAACCTTGGTTGAAACAGACAGAGTAGATACATCCGTTGACGATTTATTAGAAATGAAAACAAATACGGAAATTATTTCTAAGAGTAACTTGTCACTTACCCCTAATGGTGTTCTATATAATAATGACAAAAAAGGTTTCCTTCCAAAACTTATGCAGAAGATGTATGATGACAGGGTTTTGTATAAGAAGGAAATGTTGAAGACAAAACAAAAGAAAATTGATGGTGACGGCGACCCCAAAGAACTAGACAAAAGGATTGCCGCACTCAATAATAAACAGATGGCCGCAAAGATTCTTCTCAACTCGGCTTATGGTGCGTTGGGGAATCAGTACTTTAGGTATTTCGATATCAGACAGGCGGAGTCTATCACTCTATCTGGACAGTTATCTATCAGATGGATTGAAAAGAAGGTAAATGAATATGTCAACAAAATTCTACAAAATGATGAAGAAAAGAATTACGTTATCGCAAGCGATACGGATTCGATATATGTCACTCTTGGTGACTTGGTACATAAAGTGTTTAACCAAGGAACTGCAGGCAAGGAAACTGAGGATAGTATACAAACGGAACGAGTGGTTAACTTTCTTGATAGAGTCGCTCAAGAGAAATTCGAACCTTTTATTGATCGTAGTTATCAAGAACTTGCTTCGTATATGAATGCATATGAACAGAAGATGTTCATGAAAAGAGAAGTTATTGCATCAAAAGGATTGTGGACTGCGAAGAAAAGATATATTCTAAATGTCCATGACAGTGAGGGAGTTCGATATAAAGAACCAGACCTAAAAATTATGGGCATCGAGGCGGTTCGATCATCTACCCCAGCAGCATGTCGGGATAAATTGAAAGAATCCTTTAAGGTTATTATGGGTGGTGATAACGATGAACTTATTCAGTTTATCGACACTTTTAGAGAAGACTTTAAAACCTTTCCTGTAGATGAGGTTGCATTTCCTAGAAGTGTCAACGGATTACGAAAGTATTTCGATTCTGCAGAACTATACAAGAAAGGAACGCCCATCCATGTAAAGGGTGTCATTCATTTCAATAATTTGGTTAAGAAACATAAATTGGATATGACTTATCCAGTTATTAAGGAGGGCGAAAAGATTAAGTTTGTTTACCTTAAAGAACCAAATCCAATTGGCAATAATACCATTGCGATGGCATCAGTTATTCCAAATGAGTTTGGATTAAATGATTACATTGACTATACAAAACAATTCGAAAAGGCCTTCCTTGATCCAATTAAAACCATCACTGATGCTATTGGATGGAAGGTTGAAAAAATATTCACAATAGACGATTTTTTTTAATAGGAGAATAATATGTCTGGACTAATGAGTAAATTGAGAAAGAATACTTCTTTCAAAGACGGAAGAGTTAATACTCTTTCCGAATCTCCATTTCTACACGAAAAGGATAATATTCCTACAAACATTCCTGCAGTGAATGTTGCATTTTCTGGTTCGTTGGATAAAGGATATACATCTGGGTTGACTATGATTGCAGGCCCTAGTAAACACTTCAAGACTGCATTTGGTTTGATTATGATGAAGGCATATCTTGACAAGTATCCAGAAGGTGTTGCACTTTTTTATGATAGTGAATTTGGTACACCGCAAAATTATTTTGATGTGTTCGATATCGATACATCAAGAGTTGTACATATTCCAGTTACTGATTTGGAAGAATTAAAATTTGATATAGTTTCGCAGTTAAAAGAAATCGAAACAGAAGACAAACTTTTTATCATGGTTGATTCTGTAGGAAACCTTGCGTCCAAAAAAGAAGTAGAAGATGCGGAGAATCAAAAATCCGCCGCCGATATGACAAGAGCAAAACAATTCAAGTCTTTGTTTAGAATGGTAACTCCACATCTAACAATGAAAGATATTCCAATGGTTGCAATTAATCATACATACGATTCTCAAGGACTGTATCCAACAAAGGTAGTTTCTGGTGGTACTGGAATGTATTATAGTGCAGATACTATTTGGATTGTAGGTAGACAACAAGATAAAGTTGGTGCAGAAATTCAAGGTTATCACTTTGTAATCAATGTGGAGAAGTCTAGGTTTGTTAAAGAAAAATCTAAAATTCCAATTTCAGTATCTTGGGATAATGGTGTAGATAAAACATCAGGTCTTCTTGACATGGCACTAGATTATGGTGTAATATCTAGATCTGGTGGATGGTATCAAATGGTTGATCCAGAAACTGGTGAAGTTGATGATAAGAAGTTTCGTGAAAAAGAAACTCATTCCATGGAGTTTTGGGAAAACCTACTGGCGGACTCTAAGTTCAATGACTTCTTGAAAAAGAAATATAGAGTTGGTAATTAGATGAAAATCTTTGCTTCTAAACATGTGTATAAACAAAGACTCAATACTTGTAGAGGGTGTGAACACTTTCAAGGTTTGGCACTCGTATGTAAAAAGTGTGGATGTTTTATGCCTGCAAAAGCAAAGATTGCAAATCTAAGATGTCCTGCAGATAAGTGGAAAGAAGTTTATGGTACTGAAGATAAAGAACCAGAAACAATTACTTTGATCGATCAAAAAAAAACTTTAACTAAAGAAGAAAAGATTATAGAACTACATAATAGAGCGAAGACCTTAGAGTCTGAAGCAAAAAAACTTTATGATGAAGCGGATAAATTGAATGGAATTAAGTGAAAGTATAATTCTAAGTGCATTATATTCTAATGAAGATTATGTGCGAAGAACATTGCCATACCTAGAAAAAGATTATTTTACTAGTGAACCAAATAAAGTTATATTTGAGTTGATTCGTAGTCATGTTGAAAAATACAATACTACACCAACCAAAGATTCTTTAATGATATCATTAGATGATGTTAGTTTGAGTGAAAATAATTTTAAAGAGTCACATGCTCTTATTGAGTCATTAAAAGAAACGGATGAGAAACAAACAGACTGGCAAGTAGACCATACTGAAAAGTGGTGTCAAGAACGTGCATTATATAATGCAGTTATGAAATCTATCAGTATATTGAATGACCATGAAGATCAGAAGGGTGATTTACCAAAACTACTACAGGATGCACTTGCTGTATCATTTGATACACATATTGGACATGATTTTGTTGATGATTTTGAAACTAGATTTGAGTTTTATAATAGAGTAGAAGAAAAGATACCTTTTCACTTGGAATTATTCAACGAAATTACCAAAGGTGGACTATCGAACAAAACATTAAATGTTGCTCTTGCTGGTACAGGTGTTGGTAAATCTTTGTTTATGTGTGACCTTGCAGCAAACCATTATATGATGGGGAAAAATGTTTTATACATTACATTAGAAATGTCTGAAGAAAAAATTGCAGAAAGAATTGATGCTAACTTGCTTAACATTTCTATTGCGGATGTTGCAAGTACTTCGAAATCTTCATTTGAGAAGAAAATAGAAAAGATTAAAAACAAAACCACTGGTAAGTTGATTATTAAAGAGTATCCAACTGCAGTTGCAAATGCAAATCACTTTAGACATTTGTTGAATGAATTGCATCTGAAAAAGAACTTTACCCCTGATGTTATATTCATTGATTATTTGAATATTTGTAGTTCTGCAAGAATTCGATATGGTGCTGGTATAAACTCTTATACTCTTGTAAAATCAATTGCAGAAGAACTGAGAGGACTTGCTGTTGAGAATAATGTACCTATCATCAGTGCGACACAGACCACTCGTTCTGGCTACTCAAATACAGATGTTGACTTAACAGATACTTCAGAGTCTTTTGGACTTCCTGCGACTGCAGACTTGATGTTTGCGTTGATATCTACTGAAGAGTTGGAAGACATGAATCAGATTTTGGTTAAACAATTGAAGAATAGATATAATGACATTAATAATCATAAACGCTTTGTTGTCGGAATCGATAGGCCAAAGATGCGACTGTATGATGCAGAAAATTCTGCACAAGATGATATCGTAGAAGAAGTGAGTACATCATCCTATAAGAATTTTCAAAACGAAGGAAAGAAAAAAATTGGAAGTGTGGAGATAAAAATATGACACAAGAAGCAAATACTGCAACTACTGCAGAAACAACAGTTCATTTTGAAGTAGATGAAGATAATTTTGATATACGACCACCAGATGGCCAACGGGCATTTATTTCTGTTTGGGATAATGTTTTATCTGATGAAGATTGTACTAAGATGATTGAATTGTTTGAAGATGCAAACGAACATCACAGAAAAGTAAATACCGAAGCGAGAACATATACCGAAGTAAATTTCTTTGACCCAGAACTATCTGAAAAGTTCCCAGAGTTTGAAGAATTTTCTATGAAACTTTTAAGTATTATTTCTGAGTATACTGAAATGTATCGCAGACATAATAACATTATGTTTTTTCCTGGCCAGTGTGTCAACGAAGAAATTAAAATGAAAAAATATACTAAGGGTTCTGCTGATGATTTTAAATATCATTCAGATGTTGGAGACCACTTATCTGCAAAAAGATTTGTTGCATGTTTCTTTTATTTGAATGATGTCGAAGAGGGTGGGGAGACCGTTTTCCCAGATTATAATCTAAGTGTGAATCCAGTTAAGGGAAGACTTGCCATCTGGCCACCTTTCTGGACACACCCACATCAATGTATGCCCGCAAAGTCTGATGATAAGTATGTTGTCGGTACATATCTCCATTATATGTAAAATTATAAATAATGGTATTAACTTAATAAAAAGGGAATTCCATTGGCAAACCTTGGATCAAAAGAAGCAAAGTTTGAAAAACCATATTTGAATATGGTTGCAGATGTTATTAATGGTAAAAAAGAACTAAAGTTTGCGGATAGATCAAAGGCCGTAGTTCAATTGACTCCAGAAGTAAAAAAGTTTCTTGGGGCAGTGAAGGACAAATCACAACCTAGAGTTACAGGTTCTTTAACAAAAGGTGGCCAGTACCTTCCCATTTTTAATGGATACAAGTGGACACAAATAGATAAAGCGCCCTTTAGTGGAATGGGAGGCGGTTCTGATGGGAAAACTACCCAGATGCAAGAACTCGCCTCTCTTTTTGCAATACAAAAAAGTATTGAAAATAATGGGTATACTAATCAAGGCGCCTTTATGAAATTATATCGCAATGATTTGAAAACGATATATCCTGCAATGAATGAAGAATGGGAAAACACATTCTTCCAGCAACAACTCACCACATATAGAGAAGTCGGAAACACCAGATATGGACACTACTCCAGAGATGGTGGGTTTATGGATTATATTACTAGTATTTGCAAACAAAAATATGGTATTGCAAAAAAGGATACTTGGAATCCTGCAGATATATGGCTAGTATCTGACCTTAATAAAGTAAAAAATACCTTGAAAGAAAAGGTATTAGACGATGTAACTTCATTAGAAGAATTTAATGCTATTCTTAGAGATATGTTTCATGAGAGAAGAATCGTTGGAATTTCTCTAAAGAAAATGTCTGGGAGAACTGCAAAATGGGAACTTGTGAATCTAGAAAATATGGATATTTTCGATGATAAAGAATATAATTTTAAACTTTCTGATATTGATATAAATTTAAAAACAAAAGGTAATGGAGAGTTTGTTAACTCAGATACCAAAATTGTTGTAGAAGGTAAAAAGGGAAAAATTAAATTTCAAATCAGACAAAATAGTGCTGGGTTTAATAATTTAAAAATTGAAGGGACAGACTTGGGTGCGACTTCTGCAAGACTTGGTAAAGTTCCTTTAGATATGGCCAGAAAAATTTTTATAGATGAAGGCCTTACTTGGGATAACGATAACAAAAACTATCCTACATCCGAACAAGAATTTATGAATGATTATAATAGATTCTTGTATAAATTCAATAAAATAAAACAATATACAGGAATAACCGAAAACCAGTTTCAAAAGAATGTGGTATCGGTATTTAATACATCCAGACCAGATTATGCTCATAGTAAATTGATGCAGCTGCATTTGGTGTGTGAAATTGTCTCTATTACAAATGACGAAAAAAGAGATGATTTACTAACAACTTTAACATATCTTGCCCAGAAGAAGGGAAAGATATTTGGGCCATTCGGGAAACTTTACTAATGAAATCATTTACAAAATATCTTAATGAATCAAAGGGTGGAAAAAATTTACACCTAGAACACCTTGAGGATGAAATTTTAAACTTTGGGGTCGATGGTGGTCGTGCTGCTGTTCGATTTCTTTTATCTTTAAGAGACATGTTGTCTGGAAACTCAGATTCTAAAGTAAACATGACAGTTAAATGGGACGGTGCTCCTGCTATATTCGCTGGGATTGACCCATCAGATGGTAAGTTTTTTATTGCAAAAAAGTCTGTATTTAATGAGACTCCATTGTTATATAAAAGTACGGCAGAGATTGCTGCAGATACAAAACTCAGTCCTGCCTTAAAATCAAAATTTACTGTTGCACTTCAAGAATTTTCCAAGTTGGGAATCACGGGGGTAATTCAAGGCGACTTGATGTTTACTGATGATGTGTCAGAAAAAACACTTGACGGTGAGACATATCTAACATTTCAACAAAATACATTGATGTATGCAGTTCAGAAAGACTCTGACTTAGGAAGGGCGATCAACGCTGCAAAGATTGGAGTTGTTTGGCATACAACATATTCTGGAAAAGATTTACCATCAATGACAGCTTCTTTTGGTGTTAATATTTCTGGACTAAAGAAAACCTCGTCTGTGTGGATGGATGATGCAACATATAAAGATGTTTCTGGTTCTGCAAAATTTACTTCTTCTGAACTAAAAGCATTTAATGGTCAAATGTCTCAAGTTGGTAGAAAATTTAAGAAAATTAAAGCAAACGACTTTAAAACATTCATGCAACTCCAAAACAAAACTTTCATCAAAGGACTTGCTGGTGCAAGTTTTAAAACATATCTTAACACATATATTCGTGAAGGACAGAATATTTCTACAAAGAATATGAAAAATCTAGACTATTCGATGTATGTTAAAAACTTTTTTGATGAAAAGGTTATTGCAAAATTAAAAACAGAAGGTGCAAGAAAAGATAAAGAGAGAATTAGAGATGAGGCAGTAAAGCAATTAATTAAATTAGATAGTGTTGCATATGCAATTGTTGATTTTATGGAAGAATTAATTAGTGCTAAGTCTCTTATTATAAATAAACTAAATAGTGTTAAACAATTAACGCAGATTTTTGTTCGTACAAAAAACGGTTATGAAGTGACAAATCCAGAAGGTTATGTTGCAATTGATACGAAAGGTAATGCCGTCAAAATTGTAGATCGAATGGAATTTAGTTACAATAACTTTACTGCAGCAAAGGCATGGGACAAGTAAAATGGATATAAAAAATATAATCGAAAATCTTAGAAACGAAGATTCTTTAAATGAGGGTGTCAACGACCCAGGCATATTTAAGGCGGTGTTTCTTGCTGGTGGGCCAGGTTCTGGTAAGTCTTTTATCGTAGGTAGAACTGCACTTACTTCTTTTGGAATGAGAGTTGTAAACTCTGACCCTGCATTTGAAAGGGCATTAGATAAGGCTGGTCTGGACAAAGGAAACCCAGACGATATTTTCTCTGACCTTGGACAACAAGTAAGAGGTAAGGCAAAAGCACTTACTGCGATGCAACAGGCGGGATATATGAGGGGTAGACTTGGACTTGTTGTCGATGGTACTGGAAAAGATTATGACAAAATTAAAAAACAAAAGGTCAAATTAGAGGCGATGGGTTATGAAACCGCCATGATTTTTGTCAATACCGATTTAGATACCGCATTAAACCGAAATAGATTAAGGGCGAGAAGTCTTCCAGACAATGAAGTTGAATCTATGTGGAAAGGTGTCCAAGGAAACATTGGTAAATTCCAGTCTGCGTTTAAATCAAAAATGTTTGTAATCGATAACTCCGATGGTGCAGACTTCGAAAGAGATGTTATGAGAGCATATAGAACTATTGGAACATGGGCAAAGAAGACTCCAACCAATAATGTCGCTAAAAAGTGGATTTCTGCAGAAAAGGCAGCTAGAGGAATTAAAGAAGAACTACTTAGAGAAGACGCAGAGTTTGCACAGGACAGTTTAGAGATGATGTTAAGACAACTCATTATTCTTTCTAATAAGTCTACAGAACTTGCAGAGGCACTTATGGAAGAAGTGGATAATCCACAAAATAACGAATATGAAATGGAGGCGTGGGTAGTTTCTAAAGTGACAAAGGCCAAGGATTACATTGACGCTGTTTATGATTATAGTATCATGGACGAAATGGATGATGACTAATGTTAGGATTTACTCAGTATCTTTCTGAAGGTATCAAACTTAAATTGATTCGTGGTAAAGGACAAGATGTTCTTAAAATGTGGGATACTAAGGAAAAGAGTTGGGTAGAACTAAGAGGAAAATCCGATTTTGAGCGAAGATACGATCCAAAAGATCCATTACACAAAGCAATTACTGCTCTTGGCAAGTCAGCTAGTATTTCTGATTTTGTTAACGGAGATGAAGTCAGTATTAACCCGAACCACCCAGATGGTAAAAGGGCATTAAAAATAATAAAAGGTTTGATGAAATGAAAACATTCAATCAATATATTCTTGAAAAAGAAATGCCAGAAATTTACTGCGATATGGATGAAGTCCTTTGTAATTTTACAGGCGGATACACAGATACATTTAATAAAGACTTTGCATCAACTGATAAAGAAGAAAGATGGGAAGATATTAAATCCAAAAAAGATTTTTGGCATACCCTTCCATGGATGCCTGGTGCAGAAAAAATGTGGAGAATGTTAAACAAATATAATGCAAATATTTTATCTGCTTATTCTAAGAGAGATTCAAACTCACAAAAAGGTAAAAGAACTTGGATTTCAAAAAATTTGAGATTGAATGGAAAAATACATTTAGTCCAACGAGCAGATAAACAGAAATTTGCTACAACAAATGGTAAACCAAATATTCTAATTGATGATTATCCTAAGAATATAAAAGAGTGGGAGGCAAAAGGTGGTATTGGTATTCGTCATATCAATCCAGCGAAGACTATGAGAGAATTGGAGAAGTTATTGAAATGAAAACTTATAAACAGTTTCAAAATATAGAAGAAATGGTATTATATCATAGACAGAACGAAATACCACTGATTGATAATGTCTTTCGATTGGGTTCAAATAATTTTTACGAAACCTTTAAAGTTGCAAGAAGACTATATGAAGAAGGTAAGGTAGAGTTTGACCTTTACGACATCGAAATGTTACAAACAGATATTGGCGAGTGGGCGATGTTTGAGGAACAAGAATATGTTCCTTTGGACTGTCCTTTGATGGAAGAAGAAGATGTAGAATTGAATTCTCCAAAGAGAGGTGGAAAGAAAAAGTATTATGTATATGTTAAAAATGATAAAGGAAATGTAATTAAGGTTTCTTTTGGAGATACAACAGGATTGACTGCAAAAATTAATGACCCAGAGGCAAGAAAGAGTTTTGTTGCAAGACATAATTGCGATCAGAAGAACGATAAGACAAAACCAGGCTATTGGGCATGTAGACTTCCAAAGTACGCAAAACAACTTGGATTGAGTGGTGGTGGTAATTTTTTCTGGTAAGAGGTAATATATAATGGTTCCATATATTGAAGAGTATATTGATGAGAGAACAGTAAAGAGAACATTTTCTGGTGATGCCGATATAACTGATTTAGTATGGCACAGAGATAATGAAACTAGATTGGTTGAAATAGTACACTCTGATGACTGGCACTTTCAGTATGATGACGAATTTCCTTTTCCTCTTTTGAAAGGGATGATGTTAAAAATAAACAAAGGAGTTTTTCATAGAGTCATAAAAGGATATGACTGTGGAAAATTAGAAATAAAAATTCATAGGTTTGACACATGACACAAGACGATATAGATTTTGGTTTTACAGCAGTAGATGAAGAGGATCTTAAAGGATTATCTGGTACATCTACACAGACTGACGAGATGACTTCTCAGTTGGAGACTACAGGCGAGAGCGTAAAACTTTTAGAATACAAAATGGACAATCTTGCAGACCGTCTTGGTAGTATGCTGGATGAAGTTTCTACAGTAAAAGATTATTATGAAAATGAAAAGGTTATTGTATCAAATAAATTACAAGAGGTGGAGAATTTGATTTTGCCACTTCTAAATAATTTAATGAAGAATAAAGAAAAAGAGTATATTTACTGGCCCAATAGAGAGGCTATTATCAATCAACAGATTGAAAGAATCACTAAAATTACAAGAGCAGGGTCATGAAAGATACAGTAGTTTTTACATTTGGTAGGTTTAATCCTCCAACCACAGGACACGAAAAACTTATAGAAAAACTTGCATCGGTTGCCAAAAAAGAAGGCGCCGATTTTATGGTATTTCCTAGTCATTCGCAAAATGACAAAAAGGATCCTTTAGATCATAAAACTAAAGTTGGTTTTATGAAAAAGATGTTTCCAAAATATTCTCGTAATATCATCTCTAATAGAAATGCAAAAACTGCATTTATGATTGCGCCTATGCTATATGATATGGGTTATAAGAGATGTATTATGGTTGTCGGTGGAGATAGAGTTACAGAATTTAAAACTACACTTAACAAATACAATGGTAAAAAAGGAAGTCATGGTTTCTATGATTTTAAAGGTGGTATCGAAGTAGTCTCTGCAGGAGAAAGAGACCCAGATGCAGAGGGTGTTACTGGTATGTCAGCATCTAAAATGAGAGCAGCAGCAGCTGCAAATAGATATGAAGATGAGAAAGACCCGAAAACTGGTAAAATACTCAACGGATTTAAATCTGGTTTGCCTTCTGCCTTTGAAAAGTCTAATGGAAAAAAATTATTTGATACTCTCAGAAAGTCAATGAATATAAGTGAAGAATTGTTAGAGTTTCTTGAAGCAACCAATGCAGACTTTTCACGTTTTATTGAAACAGAATTTGTAGAGATTGTAGAAGATATCGAAGATGAAATATTGATGGAATCTGTTTATAAAGAGTTGGATTTTAAAATTGGTATTGATGATGATTATGCAACAGTATATAAAAAAATATACAATAATGAAGAAGTATCTCAAAAACAAATTGATGATTTAGAAAAGTTTGCAGATAGAATGCTTGCAAAGTATGATATTGATGTTACATTTACAAGACACTTTGTTGATAGAATGAATGATACTAGAAATGACCCAGAAATTAAAGTAGCAGAACTTCAAAAGTTTTTTAAAAAAATTCAAAAGAAAAAGGGTTCTCAGATTAAGGCAAACCCCGACATTGAAGCAGTTCTCAAAGACATGTCAACTAATTTAAATTTACCTGTAGTTATCAATTATAAGAATGGTGATTTTGAGGTTGTCCATAAAACAATCATGCGTAAAAAGAATTTTTCTACATCAAGTAAAGAATTGAAATATGAAAGTCTTGAGGAAGCGAATTATCAAGTAGATATTGAAGGATTGCCCACTTTTTATGTAGATGCAAGTAGTGCTGGGGAAGTTAAAAATAACCTACGCAAAATGTTAAAAAATCCAAAGATTATTAAAGATGTTGAGAAAGTTACTGATGGTGAAGTTAAAAAAGATTTCCGTGACAGGATTACTGGAAAAGATGAAGGTGTATCTCGAGCCCAACAGGCTGCAATTGCAATCGCTAAAAAGAAGTCTGGTAAATATGACAAAGACGGTAATAAAATAGAAGATTGTTGGCCTGGCTACAAACAAGTAGGAATGAAAAAGAAGAGTGGTAAAGATGTTCCTAATTGTGTTCCAGAAGATTTTAAGATGAATCCAGAAAGAGAAAAGGATTTAGAAAAGATTGCAAAAGATTTGCCAGATGATGATTTTAAGAAAAGATACGGTGATGAGTGGATGCAAGTTAAGATGGCAACTGCAATGAACATTCTGAAAAAGAAACTTGGTTATTCTACAGAAGATTTAGAAGAGATTGCATGGTTACACAGACCAAGAGGGTCTTCCAGAACAGTAAAATTTAAAAAGAAAAAAGATGTTATTGAACCAACTTTAAAAGATAAGATTGCGGCCCGCCGCAAGCTTGCGAGAAAGATTGGAGACAAACTAGCATATAAAATGAGTTGGCAAGATGTGATGAAGGCAGTTAACGAAGATGCAGAGATAAAAAGTTTTTCACAATTTATTTACGAAAGAAAGACAACTCAAGACCCAGATATCAAAGACAAAGATGGATCTCAACCAAAAAAGTATTATGCAAAAGATGCTGATGGTGATGAGATGTCAAAATCAACAAAAGACAAAAGAGCTGCTCACTTTAAAAAACAGGCGTCTAAACCAGATGGAAAAGACTCTTCTTATAAACCAGCGCCTGGAGATGCGGATGCAGAAACGAAACCTTCGCAATATACTAAGAAATATAAACAAATGTTCGGCGAAGATAGTGCAGAGACACTAGACGAAGCTAAGATTGCTGGACTAGTTAAGAAGGCAGATAAGTCTGGTATTTCATATGAAATTCTAAAAAAGGTATATGATAGAGGTATGGCAGCCTGGAAAGGTGGCCACAGGCCAGGAACTACTCCACAACAATGGGCGTTTGCGAGAGTAAATTCTTTTATCACAGGTGGCAAAACAAGAACCACTGGTGATGCGGATTTGTGGGCCAAGGTTAAAAAATAGATAAATAATAAGAAAACGGAGATTTTTCATGTTTAAAAAGAATATGACAATTGAAGACATTGCCGCATTTATTGGTGCAGCGTCTGCAGCGCAAGCCGCTGGTAAGAAAAAATTTAAACTTGGTGATAAAGAGTATCCTGTTACTATCAGTAAGGATGTCGCAAAAAAGGTAAGGGAAGAAGATGTCGCTGACTTTATTGGGGCTGCTAGTGCTGCGAAATCAGCGGGCAAGAAAAAATTTAAATTCGGTGATAAGGAGTACCCTGTTACGATTTCTGACAAAGTTGCGAAGGCAGTAAAAGAAGGAAAGATGCCTTGCGTTAAGTGTGAAGGTAAAGGATGCGATATGTGCAATGATAAGGGACACTTAGAAAATGCAGTAAAAGATTCTATAGAAATCAAAAAAGAAGAAATGGAAAAGGTTGAATGTCCAGAATGCGAAGGTAAAGGGTGTGACCATTGTGATGGTAAAGGATATCATGAAGTAGAAAAAGAAGAATACAAGTTGGACGGAAGAACAAAGGCCTTTAAAGAAAAACTCCAGAAATTAATGTACAAAGATCAAGGTAAAAAAGAGCTTTCCAATGAAAAAGAATTTGATGGTAGACAATCTGCATTTAAAGAGAAATTGAAGAAACTTGGATATAGAAAAGAAGATATCACTACTGAAGAGATTTTTAATAAAATTTTAGAAGAACGTTGGGAAGTTAAAGCTGGAAAACATGCAATCGGTAGTTTATCTTATGATGATAAAGAAATTGTAAATGTTGACAAGAAAACTGCTGCTAAACTGCAAGCATACTTCAAAAAGACAAAAGATGGAAAAGCATGGAGAGAAATTTTCCAAGGCCTTGGTAAAGGCAAAGACTCTGTAGAAGACCAAAAGTCGTTTGATGCGTATGCAAAAAGACTTGTTGGAGAAGAGTTGGAAGAAGCTAAATCGTCAACTGGATATGAACTATATCATAAAGATTTTTCTAGTGCAATGAAACATGCATATGATTTTGCTAAGAAAAAGTTTGGAATCGAAATTGACCCAGAAGAAATTGATGATAAAGTTGCTATGGGCCCTAGAAAACCATCCAGTGGAAAAACAAATTCATATCGTTTAATGGGTACTGATAAGAGAGGTAAATCTAGAGGTGTCCAAATTCAAGTTGCAAACTTGGACAATAAAAGATATGAACTCAATATGTATAAAGAAGAAGTTGGAGTAATGTCTCACGAAGAGTGGGATTTATATGAAGTTAATCTTGATGAAATGAAAATGAATGACCCTAAGTTGCTAAAGATGTTTGACAAACTAAAGAAGGGTTCTAAGATTAAACTCAAGACTAGTTCAACAATCAGTCGAGGTAAAGACTATGTAGAGTATATTGTCAAGTCAAAGAACACAGTAAACAAAGGTAGAGTAGAAAAGATTACACTTGCTACTGTAGGTAATGAAGGTGCAGTCAAGAAATTCTTATACAAAAGAGATGGAACTGTAGGATTTGCTATCGGTGACATGGGTGCATCTATTGATGATATCAAAGAAGAATTACAAGAGGCTGCTCCTAAGATTAGAGGTAGCAATCCAAAACTTAAAAATGGAATTATACGTTCTATTCGTGGAAAGGACGGAAAAGTATATGATGTTGAATTGCAATTAGATAGAAGAGGTATTAGATTTAGAACTCTAGATGATATGGGTACGATTAATACTATTGACCTTCGTCAAGCGTCCAAGATATTTGAAGACTTAGAAAATCTTAATGAGAAAAAATATTCCAAAAAACAATACAAGATGGCGTTTGGTGTTCTAAACGACCCTCGTTGGAAGGGTGGGAATATGACACAGATTATCAGAACAATCGAAAAGATTGCAAAAGGACTTTCTGATGACCCTGCAGTTTCTAAAGCAATCCAAATAACAAATGAAGATTTGCAAGAAGGTACTTGGGCATTTGCTGACAAGTCATCCAAAGTGACTGCATTGAAGAAATTGATGTCTAAACCAATTACTCTTGGAAAAGAGGGAGATGACGCAACAGATGCACTTTATAGTCTATTGGGTGACGATGAATTGTTTGACGACCTTTATGCTGCTGGTAAGAGAAATCCAAAGGGTGATGCTCGTCCAGTAATTAAAAAGTGGTTTAAACAGAGAATTAAAGACAACTCTTACGGAATGGGTAAAGATGCTGCAGACCTTGCAAAGAAACTTGGACTGAAAGAAGAGGCAGAACTTTTCGTAGAGTTAAAGGAACCATTTATTGTATATGATACCGCTGATGATAACAAAGTTGTTGCAACGGCGTCAGATGAGAAGGGTGCAAAGTCATCTATTGCAAGTGCAGAACTTCCCCCAATGAGAATCAAAGACAAAAAGACTTTGAAAATTGCGAAATCTCGTAAAAAACAAATGATTGGCCGCCCTTTGATGGCACAACATTGTATGGAAGACTCCCAACTTACAGAGTCTATTATTGATGATATGAGAGATATCGTTGATAATAAACAGGCAAAGAAAATCAAAGGAACTATGGTGGATTTGTTTACTGCATCTGCAGTTGTTCAAATATATGACAAGGTTAATGATTCTAATAAGTCTAAAATGGAAAAACTTCCATTACCTAAGTTAGTTGATCTTGCATATAAAATTATGAAGAGGGAAGAAATTAACGAAATTAATACAATCATTGAAAATGCAGATAAAAAAGATGCAAAGGAAATGGAAGAAATCGTTAGAGAAATTAACCCTAAATATAATACGAAACAAATTAAAAAAGAAGTAGAACAAATGGCAATGGAAAAGTATGGTAATAAATCCAGAGCCAGAAAAATTGCAAGTTATGTAAAATAGAGGAGAAATTAAATGTCATTACCTAAATGGGCATCCCCAGCGAAGTGGATGAAAAACGCAGTAGCAACCAATCGTGGATGGGAAAACGAAAAAACTGGTGAAGTATACAAAAAAATGAATGGATTAAAAGATAAGATTGATGAACTTGCTCCAGTCAAGAAAAAATCTACTGCGAAGAAAAAGGTAGAGGTTGTTGAAACACCAGAATCTGGTTCTGAAGAATCTGATTCAGAGGAATCTGATAGGCCTGCCGAATTGACAGATTTAACTAAACTTGAATTAGAATCTCTTGGTAGAGAACATGGGATTGAATTGGACAGAAGAAAAAAGAAAGAAGATTTGATCGCTGAATTAACAGAGGCTTTACCATAATAATAAAAGAAATATAACATGGAAAAATTTGAAAATTTGACGGAGACAAATGTAGCCAACTATCAAATGAAACATTATGATAATCCTCAATGCCATAGTATGGAAGAGTTTCTTGATGACATGAAAAGAATAAAATATGTCAAGAGACTTTTTCATAAGTATCATACTAAAGGTATTTTGAAGGAACGGTTGATAATAAATCACTTAGTAGTATTACTAAATGTATTAAATACATTGCCTTGTAATAGAGTTTTGTTTTTGAAAATTGATGAAGACCAACATTATATTCTTGCAACTTTTTTGGAGTTTCTAAACAGATTGCCAAATAGAATTGAAGGAATTAATGGTAAAATTATTGATAGTAGTATGATTGAAAGAGACAGTCACATAACACAAATTCTAGGAGAGATATAATGGCATCAGTATTTAATGCCTACCTTGCATATCAATTTATTAAAATTCTAACAACGCCTTGGAATGAAACTGAGGCGTTTAAGAATGGTGTTATTGATGATAAAGGGAATAAGTTAAAAAAAACTAATGAACTGAAAACAGATGCAGAAAAAAAATCTTTCACAGTTTTTCATAAGATTATTTTTAACCTCAAAAGAATTTTAGAAAAGTTTCCAGGCGGTAGATCTAGAATTGCAACTTATGCAGCTGCAATGGCACTTCTTAAAGAGAATAAAGAAAATTTAAAAGAAGACGACCTGCAACTACTGGAAGTTGCATTGTTAGATTATATTAATATTTTAGAAGAAGAATACCATAACAAAGAGTCTGAACTTCTAAATGAAATGTGGACTAATGACGTAATAAATGTCATTAAATCAAAAACTGGTAAAAAGAAAGTATACGACCATGCTCTTGATACTTTGTTAAAAGTTTTGCAGAGAAAGAAAAAAGAAGGTGGTAGAAGAGGTTTAAGACACAGTATTAATTATTATTCTGACCAGATTGCAAAAACATATTCTGGAGTAGATGGAAGAACTCTTGCAAAGATCATGAAACAAACATATCCAGAAATAGCGGAAGAATTTGTTGTTGAGGATATTGCAAATGTAGTAGGTGATTCTTCCAACATTGGTGGATTTATTCAAGATCCATATCAATTTGCAGGAATGAAAATATTCAAGGTAAAACCAGATTCTTTTAACAAATTTATGAGAGGTAAAAAGAAGTATGGTAGATGGGAGAACTTCATCGAAAAAGATGATGCTGCTGATATCAGAAGATATATAAAATCAAATCCTCATAAAAGATTAGTTTTACAAGATCAACAACACGGAACAATGATAATTTTACACAGAGATTTATGATGGGTATTTTTAGTGGAGCAAAAATTGCTGTTTTATTATTACTACTATCGGTTGCTGGTGGTGGTTACTTATATGTAAAAAATTTACAAGAAGATGTTGACAGACTAACTAAAAATAATGTATTGTTAGAGACAGCTGTAAATTCCAAAGATCAAGAAATTAATAGATTGAATGAAGAAATCGTACAAGTTAGAGAAGTAAATAGTAGAGTAACGGAAGAAAGTAGAAAGTTAAACGGCGAAGTTGATGTCCTAAGAAACAAATTATCAGAACATGACCTTGGTTATCTTGCTGAAAATAAGCCTGGACTTGTCCAACGAATTATCAATAAGGATATTGAAAATAGTTTAAAGGCAGGGATAGAAGAATTGACTTCAGAAAGTATAGTGGAAAGTAAATAATGAATAAATATATACTAATGTCTTCGATTTTCTTATTGGCGGGATGTTCTGTATTTACGCCAAAAGAGGTTATTGTTACAGAACAGGTTTTTACAGAAAAGGTTCCTTTGGACCTTCCCATGCCAAAACCTGTAAATTGGGTAGATTTTGAATTTTTGGTTGTTACCCCAGAAAATTATGAAGATGTGTTGAAAAAACTCAGAGAAGGTGGTAAAAGTGTTGCCCTGTTCGCAGTCGATGAAGAATCTTATAAGAATTTATCATTGGTTGTTAACGATATGAAAAGGTATATCGGAGAACAGAGAGTAATAATCATAGAATATAAAAATTATTATGAAAAAAATAAATAAATAAAAGTAATATTTTTTAGGATTTAAAAATGCCACAAGAAACTGTAACCGAAAACAGACTAGATAGAATTGAAGAAAAAATTGATAAGTTGTCCGAAGCGATGATTTCTATTGCTAGAGCAGAAGAAAAACTTGCTGGCATGGAACAAAAATATGCTTCACAATATGAAAGACTAAATCGTTTTTCAGAAAAACTAGACACCTTAACCCTCAAAGTAGAAGAAAATTCTAGAACAACTGCAGTATTCCAAAAGGCATTTTGGGTTATTTTTGCCGCCGCAGTCTCCTCTATCGCCGCAAATTTATACATGATGGGTTAAAAATTACTTGACTTATCCCCTATAATAGTGTAGTATACAGAAACTACACTATTTTTTTATTTTGGAATGATTGATGCTTTATATTGACCGAACCTTTATCCAAAGGCTTTCCCCCCAACTAGAAGGTTTTACCAAAAAAAGAGACACCCTGTATAACTTTAGGTGTCCTATTTGTGGTGACTCTAAAAAGAAAACTTATAAGATGAGGGGGTTTCTCTACGAAAAGAAAAATAACTTCAGATACATGTGCCACAATTGCGGTGCAAGTATGGGTCTTGCACAATTTATGAAAGAGGTAAACCCATCATTGTACGAAGAGTATGCAATTGAAAAGTGGAAAGATGGGCAGAGTGGTAAAACTAAAGGTAACTTTGAAAAAGATGTAGACTATAAGTTTGACTTTACTCCAACCTTTAAATCTAAGTGTTCTTTTGATTGTGGAGAGAAAGTTTCTGACCTGCACCAATCACATCCAGCGAAAAAATATTGCGATCAAAGAAATTTACCAAATCAAGAATTGTTATATTATACAGATGATTTTAAATCTGTTGTTGACAAAGTTAGTAAAGAAGGATATAATCTTCAGAAATTTGATAAAAGAATTGTTATACCCTTCTTTAATGAAAAATGTGAGTTGATTGCCTTACAAGGTAGAAGTCTCAATCCAAATTCTTCGATGAGATATATCACAATAAAAATCAAAGAAGTGCCAAAAATTTATGGGTTGGAACGTGTTGACCCAGAAAAAACAGTCTATATAGTAGAGGGGCCATTAGACTCTTTATTTGTGGACAACTCTCTTGCCATGGCAGGAAGTGATATAGACAAATCATACTTCAGTGACTTTTCTGATGTAGTCTTTATACTTGACAACGAACCAAGAAACAAACAGATTGTGGATAAACTGTCAAAGATTATCAATGATGGTTTCAAGGTTGTAATATGGCCAGAAAATATTAAAGAAAAAGATATTAATGACATTATTCTGTCTGGAATAGACACTTTAGAATTAATGGACATTATAAGTAAAAATACCGTTGATGATCTTGAAGCAAAATTAAGATATTCTCAGTGGAAAAAATGTTAGGACAAAGAGGTAAAAATGAAAATAAAAATCGATTATGAACGAGATGCCAACTTTTCCGAACAATCCCTAAAATTATTAAAAGACTACTACTGCACAGAAGAAGAAAAATCCCCACAAGACGCCTTTGCTAGAGCTGCAATTGCGTATAGTTACGGTGACAAAAAACTCGCCCAGTCGATTTATGATGCAGTGTCAAAGGGATGGTTCATGTATTCTTCTCCAGTTTTATCAAACGCTCCAAAGTATGGAGAGAAGGCTAAGGCGTTGCCCATTTCGTGTTTCTTGGCATATGTGCCAGATACCCTAGAGGGACTTATTGAACATTCATCTGAACTGAGATGGTTATCAGTTAAAGGTGGTGGTGTCGGAGGACACTGGACAGATGTTAGGTCGGTGTCTAATAAGGCGCCAGGCCCTATTCCTTTTCTCAGGACTGTTGATGCGGATATGACTGCATATCGTCAGGGTCGCACTCGTAAGGGTTCTTATGCTGCTTATATTGATATCGATCACCCAGACATTATAGAGTTTCTTAATATCCGTGTACCAACAGGGGATGTGAATAGAAAATGTTTTAATATTCATCATGCGGTTAATATTACAGATGATTTTATGAGGGCAGTGAAAAATAATGAAAATTGGGATCTTATCGATCCTTCTGATAAATCAGTAAGAGATACAACACCAGCTCGTAAACTTTGGGAACAATTATTAGAAGTTAGATATAGAACAGGAGAACCTTATTTAAACTTTATCGATACGGCGAATCGTGCATTGCCATCTCCTATGAAAGATAAAGGTTTAAAAATTCATGGTTCAAATCTTTGTAATGAAATTCATTTACCAACATCAGATGATAGAACGGCTGTGTGTTGTCTCTCTTCACTGAATCTAGAATTATATGATGAATGGAAAGATACATCTTTGGTAAAAGACTTAATTAAATTTTTAGACAATGTTCTTCAATATTTTATTGATAATGCACCAGATGAAATTAGTAGAGCGAGATTTTCTGCAGAACAAGAAAGATCACTTGGACTTGGTGCAATGGGGTTTCATTCTTATTTACATAAACACAGAGTTCCTTTTGAATCGGAAGATGCAAAAATTATAAATGAAGAGATGTTCAAAAGAATCAAAGAACATGCGGTAGAATCTACTAAAGAACTTGCGATTGAAAAGGGCGAATGTCCAGATATGAAGGGATATGGTGTGAGAAATTCACATCTTCTTGCGATTGCCCCAAATGCAAACAGTTCTATTATTGCAGGAACATCGCCGTCCATTGAACCATCTAAGGCGAATGCATATACACACAGAACTAGGGCGGGTTCTCATTTGATTAAGAACTCCTACTTGGAAGAAGAACTAGAAAAGGCCGGTTTGAATACAGAAGAGATTTGGTCTTCTATTATTACAAATGGTGGTTCCGTTCAACATTTGAATCTGGACGAACACATTAAAAATGTATTTAAAACTGCAATTGAAATAGATCAACTAAAAGTGATTGAACTTGCTGGAGATAGACAAAAATATCTATGTCAGGGACAGTCTTTGAATGTGTTCTTCCCTGCAGGAGCAACAAAGGCATATCTTCATAAGATCCATTATGAGGCATGGAAACAGGGATGTAAAGGACTTTATTATTTGAGAACCGAAACATCAAATCGTGCAGAAAATGTTGCACAAAAAATCGAGAGAGATGCATTAAAAGATTTTGCATCCCAACAAACAACAGAAGACTCGCAAGATGAATGTCTTGCATGTCAAGGATAAAGAGGAAAAAATGGAAGTTCAATTATATTCAAAATCAGGTTGCCCTTTTTGTGTAAAGGCAAAAAGTTGGTTTGATGACCACGGCATTAGTTTTTCAGAAATTTTATTAGATGATGAAGAACAGCGTTTACAATTTTATCAAAGATTAAATGGTGTAAAGGAAACAATTGCAAATAGTGCAAAACCTGTAAATTCTATGCCACAAATATTTGTAGATGGAAAGCGCCTTGGTGGATATGACGATCTAATGAACAATGCAGAAAAAATTATGAAAAAGTTGTCTGGTGGATTGATGAAGCCATCCATTACATACAAACCATTTTTTTATCCTTGGGCGGTAGAAATTACTACCAGACATGAAAAGGCACATTGGATTGAGGATGAAGTTGATCTCTCAGAAGATGTTACTGACTGGAAAACTGGTAGAGTTACAGAAATTGAAAAAGATTATATTACAAATATCCTAAGACTTTTTACACAATCTGACGTTGAGGTTGGAAAAAATTACTTTGAGCAATTTATTCCAAAGTTTAAAAATAATGAAGTTCGTAACATGTTAGGTTCGTTTGCAACAAGAGAAGGAATTCATCAACGTGCATATGCTTTACTTAATGATACTCTTGGACTTCCAGATAGTGAATACCATGCATTTTTAGAATATGATGAAATGACGGATAAGGTTGAATTTATGACAGCTTCTGACCCGTCTACAGTTAGGGGTTTGGGTTTGTCCCTTGCAAAGGCAGTATTTAATGAAGGTGTTGCATTGTTTGCTTCATTTGTAATGTTACTAAACTTTCAGCGCTATGGTAAGATGAAAGGTATGGGTAAAGTTGTTGAATGGAGTATTCGTGACGAATCCATGCATGTTGAGGGGGTTGCAAAACTTTTTAGAACATACTGTAACGAACATTCCAGAATTGTTGATGATTCTTTCAAAAAAGAAATTTATGAAATGGCAAGAATGTCAGTTGAACTTGAAGATAAATTTATTGACCTTGCCTATAATCTTGGTGAAATAGATGGACTTAGTTCAAGTGATGTAAAAACTTATATTAGATATATAACAGATAGAAGACTTCTTCAGCTAGGCCTGAAAACCAATTTTAAAGTAAAGGAAAATCCTCTTCCTTGGTTGGAGTGGATTCTTAATGGTGCAGATCACACGAACTTTTTTGAGAATCGTGTGACTGAATATGAAGTAGCAGGGTTGAAAGGAACTTGGGAAGAAGCATACTCAGCATAAAGGAATAATAAATGAAAAAAATAGGCTGTAATTTATGCGCTGGAGAATATACAATAGAAACCCATAATTCCGAACAAATTCGTTTTTGTCCAGTCTGTGGTGAACCTCTAGAAGACTATATAAATATAGAAGAAGAGGATGACTATATGGATGAAGATGAATGGGAAGAATTCGAAGAATAGCAGGAATTGATTATAGTTTAACCTCTCCCTCTGTATGTGTATATGAGGGAGAGATTGAAAAAATAAAATTTGATGATTGTAAAATATATTTTTTATCAAACACGAAAAAATTTTCAGATTATAACTACAAAAATTTAGATGGACAAGAAAATTTGTCCAACTTTGTCATGCCTGAAGAAAGGTATGATTTTATATCTGACTGGGCAATGGATATTTTAATTTCTCATAAGATTGAAGAAGTATTTCTTGAGGATTATAGTTATGGTTCTACTGGAAAGGTTTTCCATATTGCAGAAAACTGTGGACTTCTAAAATACAAAATGTGGCAATCAGACATTAAGTTTACTTTGGTTGCACCAACTCAAATAAAAAAATTTGCAACTGGTAAAGGAAATGCAAAAAAAGAATTGATGTATGAATCATTTTTCAATGAAACATCAAGAAACCTTATAGAAGAATTTTCACAAAAATCAGAAAAAATAGGAAATCCTATATCAGATGTAGTGGATTCTTATTTCATATGCAAGTATTCTACTTCAATATAATTCACTTATTTCAAAAAACTTATTGACATTTGTTTGGCGCTACTATATATTGGTAGTTATTAAAACAAATGAGGGACACATGAATATTTTTGTTCTCAATAGAGACCCTATAGTTTCTGCAATCGAGCAGTGCGATAAACATGTTGTAAAGATGCCTACAGAATCTGCACAGATGTTGTCAACTGCACATCGTATACTGGATGGTTATGTAGAAAAACGCCCATCTAAGTCTGGTAAAAGAATGATTGACTATTGGGTGCATCCAGATAGTAATTTGGAGAATGTGTTGTATAAAGCGGTGCATCACAAACATCCTTCTACTATGTGGACTATGCAATCTAATAACAACTACAATTGGCACTATGTACACTTTTGTGCATTGTGTGATGAGTATGAGTTTAGATATGGAAGGAAACATGGTGCAGATTTGCGGTTAAGAGAAATTCTTGCATCACCCCCAAAAAATATTCCTGTTGGTTACAAAACACAACAACCTCTTGCTATGAAGTCTAATCCAGAATGTATGATGTCAGATGTAGTAGAATCATATCGTGCATTCTACCAGACTAAACAGGAAAGATTCAAGATGGTGTGGAGTAAAAGACCAATACCCGAATGGTTTGTTTTAAAAACTGCTTGACATTGAACGAGTGTACTGGTATTATTAAGAGTAATTAAAACAAAACAGGTTATAGAATTATGATTTTAATAGATTTAAGTCAGGTTATTATTTCCAATCTAATGACACAAGTTGGAAAAAATACTGATGATATAGACGATGGGCTTATACGCCATATGATTCTGAATTCTATCGTAAACATAAAGAAAAAGTTTTCGGGAGATTATGGTAATGTAGTTATTTGTTGTGACAACAAAAACTATTGGAGAAAGGATATTTTTCCATTTTATAAGTTTTCTAGAAAGAAAGAACGAGAGGATTCTGGTGTTGATTGGGGGTTAATCTTCAACACAATGCATGAAGTCAAACGTGAATTGCGTGAACATTTTCCTTATAAGTGTATTGAAGAGGAACGTGCAGAGGCGGATGACATCATTGCGGTGATTGTAGAAAAATATGCTCCATGCGAAAAGATTCTAATCGTATCTAGTGATAAGGATTTTAAACAGTTGCAGAAATATCCAAATGTTTCTCAGTATAGTCCTATTCTCAAGAAGTTTCTTAAGGAGAACGATCCAACAAAATATCTTCGTGAACATATTATTCGTGGAGACAAGTCGGATGGTATTCCAAACTTTCTTTCAGAAGATGAGGTTTTCGTAGAAAACCGCCGCCAACGACCTATCACTAAAAAGAATCTTAGTGGTTGGTTAGATATGAGTAGAGAACCAGAGGATTTTTGCGATGCAAACATGATTAAGTATTGGAAAAGAAACGAGGCGCTTGTAGATTTGTCTAAAGTTCCAGAAGAACTCAAGGCTAAAATTCTTAACAAGTTCACTAAAACCCCAAAAGGTAATATGAATAAAGTATTCAACTATTTTGTTGAAAACAGAATGATGTTACTTATGGAAGAAATTGAAAACTTTAAAGAAAAAGAGTATCAAACTTATAACGACATGGTGGAGCTATGAAAAAGTATTCAAAAGATTATAAGTCCATTTCAAAGGTGAACCCAATCGTTCATCACGACCATATCTATGGTTTTGAAGTAAAAGTGACCGAATTTAATAGTAAATGGTCACGAAATGGCAAACCAGTAGTCACTAAAAAGTTTTTTATTGACGAAAATAAAGCAGCTGAGTTCGCAGAAAGTATGCGTACTTGATTGTTTGGCCGCATGATGGAATTGGTAGACATAACGGACTTAAAATCCGTAGGCTGTAACGGCCGTGCCGGTTCGAGTCCGGCTGCGGCTACCAAACAATGGGTGGGCGGCGAAGATGGTGAGTCGCATCAGACTGTAAATCTGACACGAAAGTTGAGTTGGTTCGAATCCATCCCCACCCACCAAATTTATAGGTAGATGATGAAAATTGACATACCCCATCCAGATGAAATAAATCAAATAGGTACACAGATTACTATCCACAAGTGGGATACTTGGAATATGGATCATACTCTGGCACTAATCATTTTACCTATGTTGAAACAACTTAAAAAAGAAAAACACGGCTCACCTTATGTCGATCATGATGATGTACCAGAAGAGTTGCGACCTAAAGAGACAGATGAATATGGTACTGATGATACACACTTCGCACGATGGGATTATGTAATGAACGAGATGATATTTGCTTTTGAAAATAAAGTAGATGATTCTTGGGAAGATCAATACTTTACTGATTATGAAGAAGTAACATTTGAATTTGAGTGGAAAGGAGTCGGGCCCGCTCAACTTCGTCTGTTCCCAGACGAAAATGGTGACATGGAAGATTATGAACTTTATGAATGGGTTCGTGGTGAAAGACCCAGTAAGTTTGACCAAGAAGGTTTGAAAAAGTATCAAGAAAGAATATCTAATGGTTTTAGATTATTTGGTAAATACTATGAGTCACTTTGGGATTGAGATTTAGTTATGAAAAATAGATATAAGGAATATTAAGTTGTTTAGTAAGAAGTGTAAATTGCACTTAGAGGAAGTTGGAGAAACACCACTGCAACATTTTAAACATGCAATGTGGGTTTTCTTACAACTACAGAAGGCATCAATTGCAGTAGTCATACACGCAATCGCACCAAGATTTTTTGTATCCTATGCAAGTGATAAATGTAAACAAATATTGGAAAGTAGAAAAAAATGAGTGAAGAAAAATTTAAGGTACACAGAGCCCATAAAATGTTAGACTGGATTGAAAACGAAGTTACAGATTGGGCCCACGGTTTGGTTACTGAACACTTTGGTGTTGAGTGTCCAAGTGAATTGAACAAAGAACAAATTGAAGAAGTAATTGAAGAGTATGAAGAACTTTCTGATTATGCTGGTGGTGATTGGTTGGCCATTGGTATGAGGAATGTTGTTAGTATTTGGGAAAATGAAAATGATGAGTATCTTCTCTAATGAAAATCTTAAACTTTGAAATAAACAAGGGACTACACTGGACAACAGTTCTCACAGAGAAGATTATGTTGGCAGTGATTGGAATCTTAACTGTACTTGCTGCATCATTTGATGTAATTGAGATGATTCAAATCATGAAGATTGAACTTGCAGATTTATTTCTTTTGTTTATCTATACAGAAATTATTGGTATGGTGGGTGCGTTTTATGTAAGTAATAGAATTCCAGTCACCCTACCTATTATTATCGCAATGACTGCATTGTGCAGACTGATTGTATTACATAGTAAGGAGGCAGACCCTTGGATATTAGTTGCCGAAGCGTCTGCCATTCTAGTTTTGGCAATCGCTGCCTATGCAATGTCTCTGAAGGATAAGTTGAGTTTAGAGAAAAAATCTTTAAGAAATGAGTAAAAAGTGCTTGACATATATAGTATAATGTCGTATCATATATACGAATGATAACTTTTAGAGGAAAAAGATATGAACAAGTTTAAAATCTTCTCTGCAGTTGTTGCACTAGTTGCACTCTTTATTGCTCCGTCAGTAAATGCTCAGAGTGTTATTGGTACAGTTGTACAAGTCGACCCGATTTACGGTACACATGTAAACAGAGTACCGCAACAAGTTTGTAGCGAATATCAAGTTCCTGTCTATAATGGTGGAACCATTTATAATGGTGGTGGTATTGTAAATAATAACGCTGGTAATGTTCTTGGTGGTGCTATTATTGGTGGTATTATCGGACATCAGATCGGTAGAGGTGATGCCAGAAAACATAACCGCAATGTAGGTGCTGTTATTGGTGGACTTATAGGAAGTCAACAAATGCCAAACACTTATGGTAATGTGTATCAGCCTGGTGGAGTTGTTTCAACTCAGATTCAAAACCGTTGTTTTACTACCTACACACATCAGCAAGAAACCTTTATTACTCACTACTTTGTAACAGTAGATGTGAATGGTACTCTGGTTCGCCAGAGAACTGGAACACGATATAATGTAGGTGATGCAATCGAAGTATATACTAATTATCGTCTTCGATAAAAAGAAAGTTTTGTAATGACACATGAGAGTAGTATTCTCAGAGGGAAAAGATATCTAGTAATTGACTCTTTTTTAGATGAGAGAGTTGCAAACGATATGGAAAATCTTTGCCTAGATTATGAATTCCCTTGGTACTTTGGTTATGCAGAACAAAAACGTAAAAACAATTTTTCCACAGTCGATAAAGGCGATCCGTTTGGACTTCACAACCACCCACTGGTAAATGATGGAGTCCAAGCGGTTCATCATATTGTTAAAGAAAGAGAAGTTGTTTCTCAAAATTTTTACAAAGAGTACTTGTCTAAGATTCTTTTCAAAATGGATTCACATTTTGGTGTCGAAAGAGTTTCTGTTCAAAGAGCAAAATGCAACTTACAACCTCAATTGACAAATAATAAACCTATCTATTTTAATGTGCCACATATAGACACTATGGATAAACATATTTCGTTTATTTATTATATTAATGATAATGATGGACACACCATATTTTTTACTGATGAAAGTAAAGATAAAAACTCTCCCCTAGAGATAGAACACAGAGTTGAGAGTAAAAAGAACAGAATCGTTTTCTTCGATGGTTCTATCCTTCATACAGGACAAAATCCAATAAATTCGCATTTGAGAGCGGTAATTAACGTCAATATTGACTGGATTTGATAAAAAAAATTAAAAAAAAATTAAAAAAAATTGTAAGTCATTGATTTTGAAGGAAATGTTTTTTTCGAAAAAGCTTGACATTTGGGTTCAAAACCCTTATATTATATATGTAAGGTTGATTGATAGAGGATAAATTATGAACGAACAAATGGAAACCCTTCTAGAAAACATCAAGAAAGACTACTTTGAGTGGACTAGTCGTTGTGCTCGTAGGAAACTTGATACTGATGGTGAACTTACTGAAATCAACAAGAAAATGATTGCAGAGTTTAATGATGAACTTCACTACAAAGTTGGTAACAAGTACATCAAAGTTATCTCTAGCAAATCCGTTTGGGGTTTTATTGTCAATACTGAAAATGACAAAAAATTCCGCAAGGGTGATATCTTGAAAGCTGCTGGTTGGGCTGCTCCCGCTCGGAACGCTGCCCGTGGTAACATCGTTGATGGTGGTTACACCATTCAGTGGACTGGCCCCCTTTACCTTTAATCCGATAGGAGATATATTATGAACGTTTCTCAAATTTCTCAGATGATGACCGAAGCTCAGACCGCCGCTTATGAGGCAGCTTCGGAATTCGAAAACAAATACTTCCCAAACAATGGTTGGGGTATGTGTGGTTTTGCTTGGGTAAACCTTTACGAATACCAAGGACAGAAACTCAAAGGTAACACCAAGATTGGTCGTGCATTGAAAGCTGCTGGTATTACCCAAAACTGGGAACGAATTTTCTCAGTGTGGAATCCTTCAAAGTTTCCTACGCAAAATGTTGATACTCTCGAAGCGGGTGCTCGTGCTGCTGCAGAGGTTCTTCGAAAGTATGGGTTCGTTGCCTACGCTGGAAGTCGGTTGGATTAAGGAGAGTTTTTATGTGGAATCCAAAAAACGCATCATGGGGTTGTACAGAAGTTACCAAGGAACTTGCTGTGAAACTTACTGAACTAATTCCCCTGCAAGGTTCTGTTGAAAATCCTCGCAAAAATCGACACCTTGAAAAGTTTCGCAAGGCACAAAATGTTGTCTACGATGTTTTCAATAATGGTTTGTGCAATCGGGGTTCAGAAATTAACAGAGTTCTTGGAGTAAAAGTCCGTGACTTGAACCTTCCAAGGTTCGCTTATGGAAACTATTTCCAAGGTAATTGGGATCAAGTCGAAGAACTTGTGGAAGAAAAATTCACACCAATCGTAATGAACGCAGCAAAGGAACAAGGATTAGTATGATTTATTCGCTGTTAGAATCGTCAATGCGTTGTGCAATTGAACGAGAAGAAAATATTAATGAAGATGGTTCTATTAACTGGAACTTTGTCGATGCAGACGCATATTGGACATGTTCAGAATTCTTTAAGGACTCAGAAGCATTCTACGAAGCGTTTGATGAAATCGCAAA